GAGGATTTTACCTGCACAAATTTTGCTAGCGTATGCGTTCGCGTATGCTGACGGATATACTTTAAATTTTCTTTTCGCTGCGGCCTTACCTCTTGGACATAGTTTAGTCATTATGAGTTTTTTCCTATTGCTTTTCTGTTCATTCCTTTTTTACAGATACCACCGCCTTTTAAAGTTGCTCTTCTATCTTCAGCCATGGGATTATCTGTTTTTTGATTTAATTTTTTTTTAGCTTTTTTTACAGCCTCATCATAAGTTATTTTTTTATTTTCTAAAAAATCATTTTCTTTTGTCATTATTTTTTCCTCGCTGTTTGTTTTGCTCGTTTAAAGTCAGATGCTTTTGGTGCGCCCTTTGCACCTTTTTTTCTCATTTTACCGCCACGTTTTCTTTTAGCATGAATGTTTGCGTATAAACCTGGACCTGCCATTATACAACCTTCTTCTTTGATTTTTTCTTACCGTTAATTACACCTCTGCCTTTTAAAACATCAGCAAATGTGACTTTACCATCTCCTGTTAGATCGGGAAATTTTTTCTTAGGCTTAGATCCTTTTTTAGCCATCATTCTTTCTTTTGGTTTTTCTTTTTTCTTTACTCCAAAAGTTTCTTTTATTTTTTGAATATTTGATTTTCTACCGGTTCCAAACTTTAAACCAACTCTACCACCTTTAGCTTTATATTCTTTTGTAGTGCCTTTAATTTTATCTATGTCATCTCTAAGTTTAGATGTTTTTTTTAGAGTTGAAGCTATACCTTTTTTAATTTCTGCTTTTGCTTCAGGGGAAAGAACAACACCTTTAGTGTTTGTTGCTATAGATGAATCAGCACCTTTTACAATTTTTTCAAAATCTCTTCTTCTCTCTGCTAAACTACCAACTTTAATTTTTGGTTTTACAAAACTAAATTGTCTACCCGACATTATTTTTTTCCTCCGTTTCTAAAAATCTGTGTACCCTTTATACCATAAATGCTCGCCACGACAAGAATCCATAAATTTGTAAACCAGCTCGGCAGCTGTGAGAACATCTCAAAAAACAATTTTACCTTGTCCATCGCGGTTGGATCATCTGATATCACCGCCCAGGCAAGCACCAAAACGGGCAAACTTAAAATTATCAATACGGCCTCGTCTTTCCAGTCTGATTGTCTAGCTTCTAACAATTTACCCTGGTAAGCTTCCTCACCTTGGGCCATTTTAGTTGCATGCATAAGCTGTGCCTCTGACATTGCCATTTTCGTCTTCTGCTTGTTAGCATAAATCTTACTTCCTGCAGAGACGGCTAATTTAATCGCCGATAACCACATAATTACACTACACTAGCTGTTTTATTTTTCTCTGGCAACATTCTTTTAGTGCCTCTTACAGCGACCTTTTCAGGTTCAACAATATAATTAATAGCACCATTAGAAACTGTGTTAGATCTTGGATCTTTCACAAGTTTTGGTTCTGGAACGTTGACTATTTTTTGTTTTTTATAGTTCATCATCGTTTTTTGCTCCTTTTTTTAGTTTTTTCCACACCTTTTATAACACCTTTATTCTTAGATGCATAGAAAACAGTTTCACCCTTCTTTTTTCCATACTGTTTCTTCATAGATTTCATAATTTTTTTACCTTTTTCATTTAATGGCATAATTAATCCTCTATCATGACCTTAGCTTGATCAATTCCAGTTTTTGCAAGGCTTACACCTGCTCTTAATTTAGCTAAATCTTCGTTTTGCTCTAATTTTTCATCAAAATTTTCACTTTGTTGCATTAATCTTGACTTAGCAATGTCTATTTGTGCTTTGTCATAGTCTTTTTTACGTTCATTCTCCATTGCACGAAGATCAACTTCTCTAGATTTTAGTTTTAACAACGGATCAGAGTCAAACTGTGATGTAATTTTCTTTTCTTCCTCCATAAAATCTGATGTCATCTCAGCAACTAACACAGATTTTCTTGATTCTATTTGATTTGCCATTGATTGTAATCTTTGTTGCACCATAGGGTCTATTGCAGCTTGTTGTTGTAACTGTTGCATTTGTAATATTTGTTCTCTAAACTCTAATTCTACCTGTTCTTGCGCCATTAAACTAATATGCTCTAATATATTTTTTTGAACAGCGGCCATAACAGCAGGATTATTTCTAACAATGTTTGTTGACATAAAATTTAGGTGAGCTGTGATGTGTGCTCTATGATCTTGACCAGGAAAAGCTTGAAAAGGTTTACCAGTTAAAGCACTTATGTGTTCCATACTTGGGTCCATTGGCGCTGTTGGCGCTGGTGGTGGTAAAACTGCATCAACATTTTTTACACCAATTGCTTCGTACATATTTCTATATATTTGATACATGTTGTGTAACGCAGGGTTTGATGTTGCTATTTGTAACTGTGTTTGTGCAAGTGTAATTCTTTGTGACATAGAAAATATATTTGGATCTGCGACTGGCACAACATCAATTCTATTATCAAAATCACTTTGTTTAATATTTCTTGCACCGCCCACAACATCGTATGGATATTCTGGTGGTAAATATTGTGATACAACTTTTGCAAGTAATTTAAACTCATCTTTCATAGCTGCATAACATCTTTTATGTATTGCGCTCATGACTCTTGAACCACGTTCTAATAATGCGATTGTTGTTCCTACAGCTGCACCTTGATTACCATCACCAACTTGCATGTCAGCGATTGCTGCAAACCTTTGACCAGCTTGCACAACTATACCTAATAAATTTAATAATGTTTGTGATGGTTCTTTGTATGGTAATGGAAAAAATGCATCTCTTAAATTACCGCCTGGTGCATCAACGTCTTTAAATTCACCTGGTTGTATTGGTGACGCTTCGTCTCTAACTCTTACGCCTCTTTGTTTAAATCCTGCAGGTAAATTAGATAATGTTCCTGCATCTAATAATTGACGGAGAGCCGCCGTTGCCGTACGGCTCAATCCGCCAATCATGTGAATGAGTCCAAAGCCATAAAATCCAAGTCCTGGCAGAAATTTGAAGTGGACAAAGTATTGGATCTTATTTTTCTTTAGATCATCGGGCGCATAGTTTCTCCGTATGGAGAGAACTAATCGGCTACCTTCTTCTACAGTTACTATGTAGGGTAATTTTATTCCTGTTGGTTCTCCATCTTGACCAACTTCTTCAAAACCTTCTAAATCTAAATTTACATGACACTCTAACAAAGTATACATAGTTTCTTGTTTGCCAGTTTTTTTAGTGCCATCTAATTCTCTTTCTTTTTTTTCAACATCGTTCTGTTGAACATTTCCAGGTGGTGCTAATTCTATATCTCTATAAAATCCGTTTACCTGTTGTTTTCTTAATTCATTCTCTGACATTTTAACAACATGAATTACAGACTCCGCGTCATCTAAATTTGTAGCTGTGTAAGGCACAACTAATTCATCTGCAGGAACAAACTTAGATACTACTCTAGCCATTGGCACGTCGTAGTAAACTTTTTTAAATGTAGATCCTGCGAGTGGTAGATGAAATAACATAGAATCAAACTCTTCTTCATATTCTTTCATCTCATCCATAATTAAATAATTCATGTAATCTTTTACACGAGTTGCTTGTTGTTCTGTTCCAGGATTTTTAATACCAACTATTTGTGTTCTTACTGGTCCACCTGATGGTAGTAGTTCTTTATATGCTTGTGCTTGAAATTGTGTGACTGCCTCTGCTAACACTGGGTGTGTTGCACCTGATGCTCCTTGAAAAGGCTCTGTTCTATTTTCATATTTAAATCCTAAAAGATCTAAACCTTGTTTATAAGATTCTTCCCAATCTTTCCTTGATGCTTTGTAGTCCATGTAATTTTGAACCATATCGTTACCGATTGGTTCTAAAACATCATCAGGTAAAATATCAGCTAGGTTGTCAAAATGACTCTCTGTTCCAGGTATATTTATAGCTCCCGGTTCAAAGTCTATCGTTGCGCCGCCGTCTTCTTCCGGTATGACCTCTATAGGTCCTTTTTCTGGTGTCTCTTCCTGAACGCTAACAGATTCTATTTCCTCGTCTGAAGGAATATCTAATTCAGTTCTAGTGTTCGGGAGTCCTTTGTCTATTTCTGCCATTTATACTCCTATATTTAAATACCACGTTTTAATAGTCCTGGCAACCCTTGTGAATTTGGCCCACTCACTGGTGGTTTACCAGAGGGATCACCTGCTTGTTTTGCAATACCACCGCCTGCAAAATTTAATGCTGTTGGTAGTAATTCTAAAATTCTATCTTGTCTTTTTTGTTTAGCAATAGGTCCTTCAAAAGCTTTGCCATAAATATTTTGATCTACGGAGCCTAGTTGTTGCAACTCTGCTAGATCAATAGCTTTACCCATAAGGTCTTGACCTTCAGTCATGCCTGATTGTAATTGTTCAGCAAAGTCTATATCTTGAACTCTTGTTTGAAAAGATTGATCAGCGGCTTGTTTAGCTGCAATAGCAGCTCTTAATTCATCCTCTCTAAGTTTTTTTTCTTTTCCTGTTGGGGGTTTTACAAATCTAGTAAACTGTTTTCCTAAAATAGATGGGGGACCATCTTTAAAAATATCTTGCACAGGGGATCCTTTTACACGAAGCTGTGCTTTATCAACATTTATCGACGCATCCCCTAATGCTTGTGCCTCACTAACATAAGTTCTAAAATTATTTATTAATTGTTTTTGATTAGGATTAAATTTTAACATATCTAATCTTTCATCAAACGTCCCACCCTTTGCTAAAAAATCATTATTAAATCTGTAATCGTCACCCAACATTAAGTTAAATAAACTATCACCCATTGCCTCTTTAAAAGTTTTACCTTTAGATAACATATCATAACCAAGTATTCCTCCCTCTGTCAAAGCAGTAAAAGCTACCGCTGCAGGGCCAAACAACCCTCTAAGTGCAAACGCATTCTTTAAACCTTGTCCTGCTTTTAATATATTGTTTGCAAGAGTCATATCATTAGAACCCACCTTAACACCTTTTTTTAAAATAGACTCTAATTTTTCTCTGCCTTTAATTACACACGCACTACCTTGACTAAATTTAACTCTACCGCCCAAAGCAAATTTAACTGTTGGACAACCCAACTCTCCTAATAATTGTGTTATCTGTTTTTCAGCAGGTTCTATCTGTTTTGTAATAGCTTTTTCTTTTGATTTTAAACTTTTAAAAGATACACCTGCTTTTTCAAACTCTGGTTGTAGTTTTGGATCGTTTATAAATTTAAAAACTCTATTATAAATATCACCAAAACTTCTTTGAGATAAATCTGTTTTTAAATTAAAAGTATCTGCACCATAGTCTATAATTTTACCAGTCTTTGTAATTCCGCCAAACTCTTGTGGTAAATAACTTTGTAAGTTTACAATTGTCTCCAATGCCTCTTTATTTTTTGCTGCATATGCTTGACCTAAAACTTTGTCAAATTGTGCTTTAAAAGCACGTTGATTTAAAAATTCAGGTATGGGTTTAAGTCTAATTAAATCTTTAGGAGATACACCTTTTTCTAATTCTCTAAGAAAATTTAAAGGAACAACGTGATCCAGATTAGCTGCAAAAAATTTACCATATTGTGTTTTTTTAATTTTATTATTTAAAGTATAAAAATCATCTAGTTTTTTTAACAAAGGTTTTAAATCTTCATCGCCCTTGTATGCATCTATTACTAAATTTTTTACTCTATCTTTCAATGGGACTTTAGTATTTTTTATCGAGTCATGCACAGAGTCAAGGTTATCCATGCTAAATTCTTTTAAATACACAGCACCCTGATCACCAATTCTTTTATAAATATCTGTATATAAACCTTGTAAATTTTTTATAACAGATCCTTGGGGTATCTTTAATGCCTTACCAATCTCTTCTATTGTTGCGTTTTTATTATTTAATAAATAATTAAATACTTCAGGTTTTTTACTACCAATATCTGCTAATTGTTTTTTAGCAGATTTAATACCACCTTCCTGCATGGCTGCTTTCTTACTATAAGTTTTAAATTCTTCTGTTTTTTTTATTTTATTAAATTCATTTTTTAAATCAGATATTGAACCAAATTTTGGTTTACCTTTAACATCAATTAAAGCTGGCACAAAATTACCTGCTTGAGTTTTTGAAATACGAAATTTTACAAGTTTATCATCAAGTTTATTTACTCTATTTAATTTATCTACTTTTTTTCTTGCCTCTTTTAAAGCTAATCTATCATCAGCCATAATGACGTGATCAGGTATGGGTCTGCCACCTTTAGGACCTGTAACACCTTTTTCTTTTAATTTAGCATAGCCTTGTCTAGTTCCATCAAGTCCTGGTTTTACTAACATACCACCATCATTAAACTCTTTTCTAAAACCAATACCTATAGATTTATCTTGTCCATCTATACCTGCGCCCATCATAAGTTCTCCGCCACCAACAGGAAAGTTAGCACCAATCTCTAATCTACTAGGCACACTCATTCCAACAGACATATTTTCTAAAACAGGAACTTCTGAAAAATCTAAAGGAACAGCTCTTCTAATAATTTCTTTGCCAAACTCAACAGGATCGTTGGTTTCAAAATATTCTCGCATGCGTTTTTTATCTTCACTAGGTCTAGTAAGATAATTCATGAGATCTTTAAATTCTGTTGGATTATATTTATCGGCCATTATTCTCCTAACATTCCGGCGATACCGCCTGATGCATAGTCATAATCACCTGCATCATAGTCTCCTTGTCTTGCAATAATTGCATCCATTTGGGCTTCTTGATCTTCTGTTATTCTCAGAGCTTTATCTTTTCTTTTTTTGTTTTTTACAATTTCTTTTATGGTAGGTTTTTTACCTGTTGCAAACTCTTTTAGTTTCGATACATCAGAATCTAGATCTTTGATACTAGAACCACCAACTTCGTCGATCTCTATCTCAAAATCATCTGGCCCGTATCTTCTACCAACAGGACCCGACTCTGATACCTCAAACTCAGCTGATGGTCTTGGATCTCCCTCATCAGGTGGAGGTTTTCTATACTTTAATTCAACTGTATCTTCAAAAACATTATTTGGGCTATCATATTCAACTGTAATAGATCCCTCGTCTAAATCTTGTGTTACCCTTACAGTGTTATCTTCATCTATTTTTTTAGTATGAACAATCTGTCGTTCTTTAGTTGCAAAGTTTTTAGTAACATCATCGCCCTCTAAAACAACTTTATTAATTAATTTATCAAACCATTCAGGTTTACCGGCAACGTTAGGTGTTTTGATAACCTCTTTCACAACCTGTTTACCGGTTTGCTTGCCACCTAAACTAAGAATACCAGATTTAGCAGCAGCTCCTGTTATTCCTAAAGCAGCTAACATTTTTAAAAAAGCACGTTTAGACATACTACCAACCTTTAGACCAACACGACCACCGTCTGCTTGTTTAGTCATGTTACCTGTATACAACCTTCTTAAAAAAGCTTTTTGCACTTCTGGGGACAAATCTTTTAAGTAACTTAAATCAAAACCCTCGTAATCTCCTGTAGCAGTTTTTTTGCTAGAACCTATTTTTAAACCTATACGACCACCATCAGAATTTAATTTTCGACCACCTGCAAGTTCCATGTTTTTTACCATTGTTTCAACATCAGTTATTGCTTCATCAATGTCTATAGTTTTATAAACATCTAGTCGACCTTTATTACCACCTTCATTTACCATTTTGTAAATCATAGGTTGGACATCTTCAGGATATTTTGTTTTTATATCATCTAATAATTTTTTATCGGATTTTATTACATCCAATAAATTTTCTAAATATTCTTTTCTATTTGTTTGTAGTAATTTTTTATGTTCTGGACCCATGATGTTTAAAATAGAACTATCTACGCTTTTAGGGTTTATAGATTTTAAACCTTGTGATCCTTTTCCAAAAAAATTAAGTATTGCTTTTAAAGCAGTCGCACCGCCTTTTAAACCTATACGACCACCTGACGCCATGCCCTCGATTAAAGGTTTACCTCTTTTTAAAATATCTACAACATCACCAGCACTTAAACCATATTGTTCCATAGCATAATCTACTTGACCAGATCTGCCAGATCCTAGCATCT